CCTTCAGGAATAACTGATTTTGATTTAGATTTAGGAGCAACATAATTCTTCTTCCACAAAGAACTATCAAAAACTTCTCTTTCAAGATCGTATGCTTGTTCCCTTAACTTATCTCCATGTACTTGTTCAAATGAATCACCTTCTGTTCCAACTTTCTTTGAAGCGGTAGCACGTTTGTCCAAAGCAGCTGCTTTTCGCAATTTATCGTGTTCTTTAGTTCCTTTTAACCAAGCTGGAACAGCTTTAGTTCCTAGTTTACCAAACCTAATTCCTGCGCCCCATGGAGTCAAAGAAGCCAGATTAAGTCCTAAATTAACAGGATCAGTTGCTTCTGCTTTAAGGAAATCTAATACAGGACCCCAAGACGACGGATCGTAGTCATAATATTTTTCGGCTTCGTATATGGAACCACCGTTAGCTTTTTTCTGAAAATCAGGATGCTCAGAAAAAGGAATACCCATTTCTTTTGCTTCTTTTTCTCTACGTCCACGTTTTTCTAGTCCTGTATCAAGTGTTGCCCCAAACAGTCCTAATAACTGTAAAACAGGTTTCACGCTCAACCAATCTAGTTTATTTTGTTCAGCTTTGGATAAACGACTAAATTTTGCAGGGTTTTTTATCATACCGTGTACTGCCTTTCCTAATCTAGCACCACTTACCGCAGGAAAGGCAGACAATATTCCTAGTGCTGTATCTGCAGATCTTTCGGGATATTCCCCATAGTATTCATCCATGAACGCTTCTTCGTCATGTTCAGGCATATTTTGAATCGCTCTATATGCCTTACCTCCAAGTGCTATTGGACTATACTCTGCTTCTGGATTATCTTTTAGATATTGTTCTGAATTTAGATAACTTAGTTCACTTCCTATCTCGTCTAAATAATCACCTACGCCCCGTCCTTTGGGAAAAAAGGCAAAAGAACCATCAGGGTGGTGATATATTCTTGTTCCGCTAGAAGTGGTGGAGTAATACTGATCGTCTTCCCCTGCAAAATATTCTGTGTTTGGATTATAATATTTATTAGAAGGATTAACTAATGTTCTAATACCATTTTTTGCTGGTTCAGCCATGTGCTAAGTATATGCTAAAAAGTAACAAAATGTAAAACATTATTCCTTTTTAAAAAGTAAAGGAGATAAGCCAAGGAAAGGAGTCCTTGGTTTGCGTTTACTGTTTATCTAATTCTTTATAATATTCAACAATCGACAACATTTGTCTAATGTACCTTTTTACTTCTGACATATTATTAGAAAGATTCTCGTACCCTTTGTTCGTTAACCCATAATAAGCTTGCGAGGGGGCTTCCCCTTTTTCCAAATCTGCAAGGTACGCTGCCATCGTATCGGGAGTCAACACTTTCCATTCCACAGGCATCGGTGTGATTTGATTGGGTAACGGTGGGTGGTACGTCGGTGGGCGTTTTTCTACGGTTATAACTTCCACGGGCTTCACTTCGGGGACCGTGAACCGCGAACCAAGTGAGGTACAACCGCTAGTTAGTATTAGCGTTATCAGTAATAATTTCTTCATCAAATTGTTTTGGGTCGGTCAGGGCTTCAAGTTCTTTCCCTACACGAGCCGTTCCTTTATTAACTATACGTTCGATCAATCCGGGCTTTGCCATAGATAACATATTTAAGTCATGCTTGGCAAAAGTTTGTTTCAACCGATTGACCTCTTTCTGTGCTTCATTGTTTGCGTCAGTCAAGGTGGCGATATGGGCTTGATTGTCTTTTTCGCGCTGTAACTGTTCCGCTATTTGTTGGTTTTGTTTGGCGATGGAGTTTTCTAGTAATAACTGGTTATCCATCGACTGTTGGAGCTGCACGGTGAGTGCCATTTTCTGGGCTTCAGATTTGTCGTAATACAATTTGAAACTACCTGATAACAGTAACAAAGCAATGCCTAAACCAATGGATAGTTTTAATCCCATTCCAAAAGTATACTCGCAAAAATATTTTTTGCAAAATTTTTTTCACTAGGGACTTATTTGTAAAGTAGTTGCAAAAGAGAGGCTGAACCTAAGGGACACGGCGGAGGGGGGTGGGTAGCGGCGCTAGGGGGGTATAGGGGTTCATATAGGCGCTTTTCTCCTATGGCTATATATAAGAGGAGAGTAGAGTATTATTATAGGTGTGTGTTTATGTGTGTATTATATACAGGCACAAAAAAAGACCGCTTATTAGGCGGTCTTAATTAGTTAGTTAATGTTAGAGGATTAAGCTACTACGCGGATAATCTCTTGTTTGCCTAGTTTCTTAGACCATGCCTTTTCACCTAACAACATAGCCATGTAATGACTAGCAATCTTTGCCACTGATTGCTCATAAGGTATAGTACCTTTACCCCAGTATTCTACACCATCAGCAGTATCAGCGTAATCATTGAGTACTTGAAACGTAGCCGTACCGCCTTGTTTTGCTAAGTACTGACACAATAACTTGCATTGTTTAGGTAGCTGAGCAATAGCACTATCAACATCAGCGCCTAGCGTTACTGTCATTCCTAAGTTAGCGCCTGATGTACCTCGCGCTAAATGAGCCGTAAAATCACGTTGAGCTAAATCAGCTTGAGCTTTAACTTTAGCGTCTGCGTTACGTTGTGCCATTGGGCGCATATCTGTCTTAGTTACTTTGTTTTGATTTTTAGTTTTAACCATAGTTTTGAGTGATTCCTTTGTTGGCTCTTATGTACTCACTCCGATATATAAGAGGGTTATTAATTAACTTACATATTTAATTATAATGATGTATTTATAAATTGCAAGCATTAATTGTTAATTAATTAAATAAATATTTATTAGTTATTATGAGTGTTTCATGTGAAACATTTAATTAGTTATTTATTTAATGAACATATTATGCCTGTTTTTGTGTACGATTGAAAGCAGTCGGGGAGAAAACGAAAAAAGAATTTCGGACGGGGCGAGTAAGTAGAGCGTAGAGTAGAGCGTCCCACGAATCGCGAATCTAATAGAATAGTATATGATGGGTGAGGGTCAGGGTATGGGTCGGGGTCCGTGGTCCTCGGTCAGTGGTTGAATGTAGAGTAGAGCGAGTAGAGTAATCTACGAATCGCGATTCGGTAGAGCATCGCGAATCACTTCTCCTTCTATCGCGGTCGCTCGTTTCTTAATCAGTTCTTCGAGTCGAGTGAGTATGTCGTCCTTGGACATCATATCGATCTTCGCGGTCAGGATCTCGCGTCTATCAATGTAGAGTCCACCTGCCTTGCCTCGATGGACCTCTGCTGTGATCGCCGCGGATATCTGTCCTTGGTCCTTGGCTTCTTCCCGTAGGTCGTGGAGCGTGGACAAGTGGTTCTCTAGGGAAATCGCATCTCTCTCCGAGGCTGAAATTTCCAACTCTATGAGGTAGTTTCGTACAACTGGGTTATGATTTAGTAGAACACTGCCTTGTGTCTTGGCACCCTTTCGATCTTTGGTGTACCCTGCTTTAATCGCCGCTTCCGTAGCGGTTTGTCCTTTTAAATATTCCTTACAGAATTTCTTCTGCTTGGAGTTGAGTGGTTGCCATGTCTTACCGTTGGTATCCACATAAGCTTTACCATCTTCTGTCGGAACAAGTGAGGTGTATTTCAGCTGCTTCATTCTGGTTCCCCGTTTCTAATAGAAGTTATTACATTCTAATATAAATATTATCATATTAATACTTTTTCTCATGCCCTCTAGGTAATCCTACCATAGTTTCTAATATACTAATAGAATTCTATTACTTTTGCTCTCAACCTCTTTCCACTGTCCTCGAGACTTGTAGAGTAAATCTATTACTCTATTAGTGATATTAGTAGTTTTCGTTATTTTTTTCCAAAAACTTTTTTAATTTCTAAAACAACAATACTAATATCCTAATAATCCATTTTTCGCCGTAATAACTAAAAAACCCCCATCAGATCGCTCCGATGAGGGTAAGGGAAAACCTTTGTTTGTTATCTACCAGTTTTTCATGATTCATCTCCCATTGCTTCGGCATGTTGTTCATGTGTTTCAGCCAGTGCTTTATCATACTCCATGTGTGCTAGTACTAATGAAGCGTAATGAAGTCGTCTCACGCTATCTAAGTAACTGTTAAACGGTCTGAAGTCAATGTGTCTGCGGTGCTTCTTTTCTAGGTACGTTTTATGGTCTCCTGTTAATCCGTACACCCGTTCCATGTCCTCTGGCAATCCACCCATTCGAGTATTCTCATACGCTTGAATGACTCGAGCAACTTCCTTTACTCGCGGATCGGTCGTTATGAATGGATCGTTTGTTACATGTACATAACTCATACTGCACCTCCCGTCCGAAAATTTTCTAATTTAATGTACTCACTCGGGGCACTCGCAAACTCGCAACCGTTCGAGCTTAAACTAATAAACTTATCTTTTCCGTCAAAAGCTACTCGTATGATATTATAACCGTTGGCTGGATAACTCATATACACTGAGCTATATACTGTATGCCAATCATTGGAAGGTAAGGGAAAACCTTTGTTTGTTATTTTTTCGGTGAGATGTGTTTCTGGACAGTACCACTGTATCAAGTTGTGGTCTGCTAACAGGTTTTCTA